ACCAAAAGAAATTGATAATTGGTCTTTTAACTATAATATTATTGAAGAAGGGGAAAAATTGGTTACAAATACATAAATGATAAAGTTTTACCATAAATAAACATGACTTAATATTTTAGCATTATAGTAACCATTTGATTTCCTTTTTTCTAATGCTATTGCTTGCCCTCTTTTTTTTGTCCCGGAATGCCTATTGAAATAATTTTGCATGCGTTTACGATCATTATGATTTTTATAAGCATATAATTTTAAAGGTGTTCTATCTTTAAATTGTTCATAATCAGATGCGCCAAAATGTATTTTGCGTATTTTTTGTGTTGTTTTATTTTTAACATAGGCTGTGTATTTTTTGCCTGTTATTTTACTTCTCTCAAATTTTATTATTTTTTCACGCATCATTTTATTTTAAATTATATATATTAAAATAAAATATTATAGTCTAATAAAAATAATATTTTATTACACTATAATAAAATACTATGAATGTACCTATTAAATATTTACCTAAACATATAACCAAAAAAGATAAAAAAATAATTTCAAATGAATTAAAAAAATCACGCAAAGCGTATAAAAAAAATAGTTATATTACACGAAAAAAGATTTCTTCATATAAATCCAAACCTTCACAACATATATTAAATGTAAAAAAAATATATAATGTAGATAAATTAGTAGTTAATTCTAATCTCTCCAAAAAAACAGGGTGTTCTATAAGTTCATTGCGCAAAATTGTAAGTAAAGGACAAGGTGCTTATTATTCGTCTGGTTCAAGACCGAACCAAACTAGTCATAGTTGGGGACTAGCGCGTTTAGCTAGTTCTATTAGTGGAGGAAAAGCATCAGCTGTAGATTATAAAATATTAGAAGATGGATGTAGCAAATCATCTAAAGCACTAAGATTGGCAAAAAAGGCAAAAATAAAATATAATTTTGGAACGCGTAGAGTAAGAAAAACTAAATTATTATAACTTGTAAATTTATAACTTGTAAATTTATAACTTGTAATATGTTATTTATTTAGAATACACTAATCCGGCAAATCCATTTTGGAACAATAATATATTATACTTTTCTTCTAGCACGTGTAAGTTATAAGTATATTTATAAATACTAGTAGGATCTCTTGATACTCCTATGGGTGTGCCTGTTTCGTCGCAAATAATTGTAGAATTAGAATTTATCTCATCAATAGGAGGATTACTATAGTTATTATATTCAAATTCAATTGTTTTAAACAAGTTGGTATTAAACGCCCCATTTGGTTGTTGTTTGAACGGATCTGTAGTTAATGAAAAATTATAACAATATAATCCTGTTTTTGAACATGCGCCATTAGATTTATTATATTTTTCTAGTTTGCTAAAAATATTACTATCAAATTCTTGTTCTCTATATTTACCATCACAAATTATAGCAAAATTTTTCATTATTTCACATTGATTTGTTTGTGAATATACATCCGGACTATATCCTGTTATATAAATATTTTTTGAAATATCACCACTATAAGTAAATTGAGGACTATAATATTTATACTGGCTAGCAATACTAAGTTTTTCTAAGTCATTTGGAATTTTATCTTCATATAACCAATTAGTATAATTGGACCATTCATTTCTAGAAGCAACATCACTTCTTTGAAAATACCACATCCAACCACGTATTAAACCCTTTGACTCTATTTTAACTTTGTTTGATTTTATAACTTTTTCAAAATTATATTCATTTATTTCACGTATTAAATAAGTCTGACTATTTTTGGCAAAAAGTTTTCGTTCTGTTTCTTCTAAAAAACATTGTGTGCATATTAAATGAATATTACTATTTATTGTTGTTCTTAAATCTGCGTAATTATCAATATTAAAACTTAAGTCTCTAAATGGTGGAGGATGTATAAATCTTTTAAATTGATAAGCGATCTCGTTTTGACTTGCTTGAATTTGTGGAAAATTGTTATAGGGTATAGGATTTTGGAAATTATCATAAAGCACATCTTTTATTGTATATAATTCCATAATAGGTCTTAATGTAAAATCAATAAATACTTCACTATATTGTAAACATATTAATGGTAATGCCATTAAAGATGACATAGAGAACCAACTATTTATTGGAATATACAAATTATAATCACGTATTGATGGTTCAATACCACTAATATCTGTATTAATGCCATCAATATTAAACGCACTTGGATAATTATTGTTTCTATTATTATAATTTGCTGGGTCATTTAATTCGCTAATATTTCCTGTCATTTTATCAAAAATTGCCTTTTTATGGGCATCAAAATCACGCTCTACTATGTTTTGTAAATAATGACCACTAAATTTTTGTATTGTTGTGCCATCAATAGTTATATTCACTTCTTTAATTATTTGACAACCAATATTTTTAATCCATTTAAACTCATATGGTCTATATTCATTGGTATACTTTAAAACTGGACTCCATATTTTGGGTAGTTTTATTACTAAATACATATCCATTAGCAAATCTCCGTAGCGCAAAATTTTGAAACTAAACTTGGAAATTTTTGTAATATCTAATTCTGTTTGTCCTACTTGATCAATTCTGAATTTTTGTAATCCAAAATTAGTATATTTAGAATAGGTTGACTTAAAAAAACTTTTAGTTGGATTGCCGGTCAAAATAATATTTTGATTGCCTAGCGCAATTAAATTTAATAGTCCACCTGCCATTATTAATTAATATAACATTATAATTTTTATTTATGTATTTTTATTTATGTCATAATATATTTTAAATTTTTTATAGTAATTATAATATATAGTAATTATAATATATAGTACTTATAATTATTATGCCACCATCCACAAGAAAAGAATCGCAAGAACCAGAAAAAAAAGTACCATCAGGAAAACAAGTCATGACTGGTGTTTATAATACAGTAAAAGATGCAGGAATTCTAATGACAACGCTAGGAATTATAACAATATTATTAATAGCTTTACTTATTTGGATTTTTCATAAAATAGGATTACAAAAAGAATCATGCCAAAAATTAGAGGTTGCTTATTCGAAAAAACAAAACTTTACATATTTTAATGGTACAAATAGTATTAAACCTGATGCCCAAGCACTATTTGATAATTCAAATAGTACATTAATTAACTATTTTGTTAAAAGCTCATATAACAGTTGTTGTGGAGACGAATATAAGAATAATTTTGTTGCTTTATGTGCTTTAGAGAAATGTATTTTTAATGGTTTTAGATTTTTGGATTTTGAAATTTATTCATATAATAATGATCCAATAGTTGCTTCATCAACAGCAAATAATAATTTTATTAAAGAAACATATAATGCTTTACTATTAAGCGAAGTATTAAAGACAATAACAGAAAATGCTTTTGACGCAACAAAAACTGATTGTCATAATGACCCATTAATATTAAATTTTAGAGTAATGAGCACAAATGTAACTATGTTAGAAAAAATGAGTGATTTATTAGAAGAATATTTAGTTCTTAAAAGTAATTTTAACTATTCATTATTAACATCAAAAGAAGCAGATGTATTGAATACAGAAATGAAAGCGCTATACAAAAAAATCATAATTATTTGTGATTTTAATACTGCTCCAGGAATTCTTGATCAAAATTCTGCCAATTCTAAATTAACAAAACTTAAAAATTATATTAACTTAAAAGCTATAGGTAACAATTGTAATACTTTTAGACTTAGGGAAATAGATACTAAAAACGGAACTCCGCAATTTTTAGACGAAACGAAAAGAAAATTTACAATAGTATTACCACATTTAGAGAATTCTAAAATAAATTTTGATAGTGTTACTTCTTTTAGAAATGGATGTCAAGCAATTTGTATGAAGAATCAAAATAACGATACTAATTTGATTGGTTATAATACTAATAATTTTTCAAAATTTTCTTGGAAAATAAAACCTGCAGGCTTAATAAATGAGGCGTCCTTAAATTTAAATTTTCGACCGGGAATAAATTTACGTAATCCACCACAAGGAGGTGGAGGCAGTGGTTGGTATGGTACGGTCACTATTACGGGTTCTGGAACCGGCAACATTTCTGTTAATGTTAAGGTATATAAAACAGATCCTACACGTTATTTTTTAAATCAGCGATTAAATGTAGGTAGTTCTGTAATAGACATACCAATTACATCAAGACTTGCAAATACTGATTCAAAATTATTTTTTGAAATGACTGATACTGGCACCAGCACAATTTTAGGAAATGTTTCTATAACTGGTGGTAGTTTTATAAATGGTAGTACTTATAACGGTTACATAGATGAAATATTACCAACTCGACTAGGAACGCCTATAACTATTACTTGGTCGGGTGAATTCAATCCATAGTATTAATAGTA